TCGATTGAAGCCATCTTGATAACCCATTCACCGTATTAGTGTTTCTCCGTTAGGACTCGGGAAGTCCCCGAACCATTTTTTGAAAGGATCGTTGCCATGTCGGCACACAGAGTTTTGAGAGATTTGTTGGCTGCATTTAGTGAAGTAGGTCCAGGTCGTGTCGCAGTAACAGCCACGTCGACTGGAGTGGCGCTGGAGGAAAACAAGCTAGTGCAGTTCGTCGTACCGACATGGGGAGCGGCGGACAACATCATCATTCTTCCCAGTGCGCAACCTGGAAAGATCGTCATCATTGCTGGTGCTGCCACCGGTGGTGAACTGCGTTCGAGTGCTCCCGCCACAATTGCCATCAATGGTGGCAGTGGTGCAAATGCTGAATCGGCTATTGCTGCTGGGAAGATGGTCGTAGCGATCTGTGAAAGCGCCACATCTTGGAAGGCTTTCGGTATTGCTTCTGACGGAACCACGGCGGGTGTCGAAGCAGCAGCTTAATAAAGGCATGACGTGGCTACGAAGGAACTTGTATTTCCAGCGGGTGTAGGGCGAGGGCTGTCGTTCCGTCAGGAAGTTGGCAGGCGGGAGCGCTATACCTGTCCGTGGTCGCTAAATGTCCGCACAGAGGACTTCCGCGCCAGGCTGCGCGGAGGTTCTTGGACACCACCAGCTGCCGCCACGACAGTTGGTGTGGTTCACAGCGGTGGTTACGTGGTTGCAGATCCAGGTGCGGCGCCAGGCAGCAGCAGCAACGCCGACTGCATTTATCGCGATCGGTTTATACGACCTGTTAGTCAGGCAATTTGGGCTAGTCGGCAGGGCGCTTATACCAATTGGGCTATGTCCTATGACATAAGCGATCGTACTCGTCCGTTTGTGCTGCAATTATCTGAAGCGGGGGAACTGGGCGGCAATGTTACCGCTCTGATCCCCCACAAAGACGCTTATCTGTTGGCGGCTACCAGTAGTTCTCTGTGGGTAGTGCAAGGCGACCCAGCCGCCGATGGTGGACTGCAAAACATTTCGCGTGACGTGGGGATTGTCGGACCAAGGGCGTGGTGCAGAGACCATCTCGATCGGTACTATTTCCTTTCATCTCAGGGTCTGTATACCGTTGGCGCAAGCGGCGATGGATTGCAGGGGCTGTCCGAAGACGTGATTCCTGAGCAGCTAACGGGAGTAACAGACGCAAACACGGTTCTCGAGTACGACCATGCCACTCGGGGTGTTCGCATTTACATCCCAACGGCAACGGTGAACTGGCTGTTCGAAACAGAGCAGCAAGGGTTCTGGCCGTTCAAGGTGGCGTACGCTAGTTCACATGTGGCGCTAGGTCCAATACGTCTCAATGACGGTGAGACGTATGGTCGACTGCTGCGAATGCACGGCATAACGGCAACGGGTAGCGCAGATGTTATATGGCGAGTTCTGGTCGCCGACACAGCCGAGCAGGTCAGTGTCAACGCCAAGGCGGCTATCGAAGCTCTGGTAGCTGGTAGCACGCCAGCGAACGTTCACAGTAGCGGCACATGGACAGCAGGAGTTAATCATCGAAGTTATCCACGCGCTAGAGGTTTGTTCATGATCCTGCTACTGTCCTCGAGTGGAACCTGGGGATGGGAAGGCGCTGTTTGCTTTATGGAACCTAGTGGGAAGTGGAGATAAGACATGCCAGAACTACAAGAAATTCCAGAAGTACCACTACACGATCCAGGGCAGAGTCAGATCTTTCTGGATGATGTCCGCAATCCATTATTAGGCGTATGGTACACCACGCAGACTGTCACCCAGGTTCCAGAGAACGTGATGGGCTGGCTTGTTGCGCAAGGCTACGAAATTACTGGTATCACCCAGGATACGTCGACCACTCCGCCGACCAACTACTTTGCATTGACTAAGCAGGGGATGGACCACGTAGCGACTGTTGTGGAACTGTGCAATAGTTACACGATAGCAGCAAATAATGCGAAATTTTCCAACGAGGCTCGCTACAACGAGATAATACTGAACTGGTCGCAGATGATTCTGAGTACGCACGCTCAGTTCGATGCACAGACAGAAGAGCAGAATGCGCAAGCTGGACTGTATTTGACAGACCTCGACGACTACATGACCGCAATTGAAACGCTCATTGATGACAGTCAGACGCAGATTGTCATTGACGCAGCCGAGGCGAAGGTAGCCTTAGAGTATATAAACGGACGCCTGACGGAACTGGAGGAGAATGCGGCCGCAACCGCTGTCACGATAAACGCACTGCTGGCTGGTCTGGGAACCAACGTCAATACTTACGTGGCGGAAATCGAAGCCATACTAGCGTTGCTCGATGCGGATTACGTGTCTGTTGAGGCAGATTTAGAAGCAATCAAAGTTAGCACCGGATCGCTTGTTGACGCATTCGCAGTGGATTATCAGTCTGCACTGGATCAGCTAACCAGCGACTTCATTTCTCATGAAATCCTGGCTAGTGGTCTCCTGGAAGGAATAGGCGCAACGGAACTCGCCAGGATAAACGAAGAGTTTGCCTCGCAGCTTTCGGTGCAATTGCAGGCGTTGGTTTCAAGAGGGCTGTCTTCGAGTGCGATTGTTGTTGATGTCACAGAGCGTAATCACCGTGACCGCGACGAACAGATTCAGCTACTAAACGACCGCTTGATGCGAGAAAAGTTAGGCAATCAGCACCAGTTGTATCAGCAGCAGTTCGGCATGCGAACACGAATGCTCGACGGAATAAGCCAGTTGCATGGTATTCGTCAGGAAGTATTGAAGTATCAGGCATCGTTAATCAGCACCACGTACGAGCTGTTACAAAACATCCGCAATCGAATCCTGGCAGGACAACAAGCTATCTTGGCTGCCAGAGACGCCAATGTTCGACTTGGCATAGAAGTCAATTCAACGCTGCTCGATCAGCTACAGACAGCGTTTAATGGTGTTCTAGGAGGAAAGGAACGATTCTCGACGCTACTGATGCAAAACGCCAGCACGTTAGTCGAGCTCAAGCACAAGGTAATCGTCGAGAGAATGGAAACTGCGGTCAAGCGGCTGGATGGCTGGAAGTCTGTGGCGGACGACAATCGCAGGTTGATGGCGTACCAGTTAGACACTCGCAACCAGCTTTTGATCGGATTGTACTCTTTTGTGGAAAGGCGCGAGGATGTCGGGCCTCAGTGGACCGACGGGGCAAGGGTGATCGCTGCGCTTGGGGACAGCGGTGGAGGCTGGATTTCCCCCTGATGTATAAATTACCGGTAACTAACTTTCAAAGGATAATTTACTATGGCTACAGTCCAAAACATAACTGGCGATGTTAGCATCTCGGGCTCGCTTCGCTTAGGTGGAACGCTATCGCCAGCCTTGGCTAAGGCGAATATCCTAGCGCTAGCCGAACTGCAAGCGTTTCCAATCCCACTAACGGACTTCCGCGTGTGGGATGCGATGCAGACGGTATTGCCAGGAACACCGGCAACGGATGACCTTGGACTGGTGGGTGGAACGTTTGGTACAGCAACACCATCGATTCGCACAGAAGACCTGAAGGCTGCTGGCGCGACGAACAAGCGAGCTCGCGTCCTGATTCAGCTTCCGTGGGAATATGTCGCGGGACAGAGCGTAACGCTACGATTTAAGGCTGGCATGATTACTACGGTATCCGACACAACGGCGACGCTGGACGTAGAAGCCTTCAAGCTCCAGGCTGACCCTGATGACGCGATTGGTTCCGATCTTGTGTCAACCGCGGCAACGACCATCAACAGCCTTACTTTCGCTAACATCGACTTCGTGCTGACTCCTACAGGACTGTCTCCTGGAGACATCCTGGACGTGAGGGTGACTATTGCGGTAAACGATGGTGCCTCTGCAACAGCTGTCATTGCAGCGTTCACAAGCGCCAAACTTTTGGCAGACGTTCGCTAGGAGCTATTTATGCGGTCGAGTTGGCGTAGTAAGTGCCTTTTCAGTAGACCAGCCAAGTTTCTTGATGCGTGCAAGAATGGTGGCTGGCTGTATGGCAAGCCTACGCGCCCATTCTTGCAGGGTCATAGTTTCACCGTCATGTGTGAGCAGTATTGCGCCACCACCCATGCTTGGTGGGAGAGGTGGTGTAGTCAATGCCTTTTCGAGAGTCCATCCCCTACGAAGCCTGCTACTCAGTGCTGCATCGTCAATGCCAATTCTACGAGCCCATGCGCTAATGCTCATAGTTTCTTCGTTGAACGTGATTCTCTTGGCATGGGTAGTGTTCTGAGCTTGCTCTATCGGAGTTGCCCATCGGCAATTGACTGGTTCGTAGTTGCCGTCATTGTCAATTCGATCAATCGAGTGTTGTGGGCTTGGCTTTTTGCCCATATCAACCAGAAAGTTCGCAAAAGACTCCAGCCAGCGTTGGCAAACTGTGATGCCTCTTCCTCCATAGCAGTGATAGTACGAAGCGCTAGGATTGCAGCATCGTCGCTTCATTTCTTTCCAAGTGCTGTATTCAGGGCGGTGTTTAGTAGAGAGTCCGCCTGCTGTCATTCTTTTATCAGAAAGAATAGAATCGCTCGTAACCATCTGAAGCTCCTTATTAGCTATTGGGTGGTGAGAGCCGAATCGGTCAACCACGACCGCCTCGGCTCGTTTCATTGTGCCATGCTGCACAAGGTGGTGCAATAGTGTGGAGAAAAAGAAGACGCCCTACCCCATTCTTCCGTATCCCATCGCCATTCAATCCGATTCAAGGCGAGAATGCGAACCTGCGCCAAGACGGAACGTCACCTTACTGTGCCATGATGCAGGTGGCGAGCGCCGATGTATACGACGACTATGTGATATGCCGAGGGTTTGACCCAAGAATACTGAGGTTTATCGACTACGCGGAAGGTGATGCTAACAAGCCTGGGATCTCCGTTGCCAAGCCGTTTGGTAAGCGAACTGCTGGGACGTATCAGGTTGCGGAAGTCTATCCAGCGTTTCTACCAACACAGGGTAATGACGGATTCACTGGGTTTAGGCAGGTGACTTATGTTCCACCGTCGCCAGTGGCTGTTGAATGGAGAGTCGGTCAGAATCCAGGGGTTGTCGTTGGAGGGCTAGACGGCGGACAGCCAGAGGAATTGGTAGACGAGATAGAGATTCTGTACGACCACAACGGAAAAGTGGTCAATTGGCTGTTGATAGACAGCAAGGGCAGTTCTGATGGCTGGATCAAAGGGACGTTAGTTTCTATTAGAACAGCCTCCTCAGGGACTCCTGCCGATGCTCCGTGGACTGGTTTGATAATCGCGACGGTCACAGTTGAGGAAACATCACCAGGATTGCATTATCTAATCGACCAAGATGTGGACATGGTCGATAAACAGGAGTGCGTCTACGATCACGCCGAGGAAGATCTCGTTGGTGTTTGGACTTGGGGGAAAAGAGCGATAGCTAAATCACGCGACCCAGCAGCAGCGCCTGGTACGTTGACTCCACTCTACTGGGCGGCGGACGATCGGTGTTGTGTTGCTGCTGACACTGGAGCGTAGCCATGCCGACAAGGAGATGCTGCTGTGATATAGGATCGTGCTTGATCGGCACCGACGACTTCAATCGCGTAGACGCTAATCCACCTAGCGGCAATTGGGAAGTGGTAGATGGCGAATGGGAGGTAGTCGACGATACGCTAGTTTGCATCAGCGAGGGTCCAGTCATCACGACTCACAGGCAACCTGCTCCGTTAGTGGTTGGTGCGAAGTATGCGACCAACACTGGAGTTAGGTTAGTGAATGTTCCAGAAAATGGAACAAAGGAGTATGGGATAATTTGCGGGTTCATGGACATCGATAATTTCGATTGGATCAAGTTGATTTGGCGCGGAGCAGATCATTCGACTGACCCGAATACTCTTGAGCCAATCTTTTATCGGCGCACTGGTGGCAGCGATACGATCATTATGGACAGCACAACCAACCCGCAGAACGCACTAGGTATTGAACCGTACTTCAGCGGAATAGGAACCGTTACTTCGATCTTTGTTGGCTACTGCTATTCATCTCTGGAATGGTCGATTGGCGTATCTGAGCCTGCATTAGAGGATTCTTGGACAGTATGCGACGGAGGGCTCGACGCAATGCCGTCAATTCCTTACGGAACAACCGGATTTCTGCTTGGTGACTTCGACGATTGGACTCACTCACAACACTTTGAATCGCGAGCGGATTGCTTTGGTTGTGGTTGTGCATGTGCGGCCAGCAATACTGACAGGAAATGCTGGCCAGACGAAATGTTGCTAACAGCCATTGCTGGTCCTGGTGCTCCCTATCCTGATGATCCACCATGCGAAGGCGATATATCAGGGATATGGGATATCGAAGTACTCCTGCATCGGTGTTCTGCTCCTGTAGCCAATTACGCCGACTACCCTGGTATAGCGCCAGTTTATCCGCTTGATACCGATCGCAATATTTGGTACTCAGATCCGTTTATTTCGCAGGGTGTTTACTATTGGTTTATTGTCACTTGTGGAACAAATGACGGCGAAACAACGCTGTTCGTTGCTATCAATGTGTATGGCGACCAAGACCCATACGGACAATCAGTCGACAGCGTGACAACGCCACCATCAGGCGGCCACCTCGCGTTTAGCCGCGTAAACCCCGGCCCGAACCCAAGCCCACCAGGATACGCGATTCCTCATATAGGCGGATTTACATGCGATCCACTTTTTCTCAACTACTTGGCTGGCTTTGCTGGTGGTGACACGCTGGATAACGCCATATCATCATCGCCACCGTGCGATGGTCCGCAGTATTGGCACACATTGACCATTACTGATGCGCCATGATGCAATGCGAGTGTCCCATCGCTGGTTACTGCCAGCGGCATAAAGTAAGAAAGCCAAGCGGCTGGCACAAGCTATGCCAGACGAAAGCAGCCTATTTCGAAGCCTGGGAGCAAGGGCGTGGTCCTGGGCAAGAGCAAAAGCCAGATGACAAGAGAGAGCAACGGCGAAAGAGTGTTGTGGAAGCAACGCAGCGCAAAGAGCGGCTCGTTTCTTGGTTGAAACTGTTCAGGACAGAGGCAGAAAAAGGGATTGGCGACACTGCGGACAGGGTTGTGAAGCAACAAAAGAAGTCAAAAGCCTGGATTGCAAGCGATGCACACGATGCAGTGAATTGCTTACTGAAGCAGTGCAGTTGCTCAAGAATAGATGCCGTGGAGCGACTAAATACTAAGTATCCATACTAAAGACATCAGTTAGAATGAAACGCTAGCGAGCAGAAAGAAGCAACTATGCCAATCAGATTCAAATACGACTCAGCCGCGGTAGTGCCACCTTCCAATGAGACCACGAGAAGGTTTGGGCAAAACCTTGTAATGCAGCAGCAGCAGCAGAAGTACGCAGCCCAACAAGCTGGGTACGATCGCATGTTCCAGCTGGGCAGGGACAACATGCAAAATCAGTTCCAAATGGGGCGGACTAAGCAGCAGAACGAGTTCCAGCTAGGGCGAGACAAAACACAGTTCGAGCAACAGCAGCAATTGGCTGAAGCTGAGCGACAGAGAGCGTTTTTGGATGAGGCTAGAAAGCAGAGTAGCGGATTCATTAGCGACGCGATCAAGAATGGCGAGTACGACCCAGCTACTGCTAGAAAATTGCAACAGAACCTAGTCGCAGAGGCTGAAGCTCTTGGCAACCCGCAGTTGGACGCCACACAAAGAGCGGAGGTGTTGGAGAAGATTCGTGCGGAGCGAGCGTTGCTGGCAGCCAATCGCATGGAACCGCCACCAAAGCCGACTCGAGACGACGAGTTAAAGCAGTTCCTCGGAGGCAATTACGACAAGTACAAGGATCAACCGTGGGTTCCTGATGGTAAGGGAGGGTTCACGATAGCCGACATTCCTCAGCCGCCAGAGGCACCCCCAGTTCCACCTCAGTCCGCGCAGGAGTATTACAACGCCAACGAAGACAAGTTCCAAAAGGACTTGGACGCCACGATGGGCGCCATGCAGGACGCATACGACCTAGATCCTGCAAAGCCGAAGCCGACTCCGCAGGCGGCATGGGATCAGATGCAGAAGGATTATCAGTTCCGTATGCAAGCATTGGGCAGAAATGCTCAGGCTGCTGCAGCACCAGCAGGTCAGCCATTCCAGCTGCCATCAGACCGCATGCCACCAGCGTTTGGTACGGTCGATCCGATGACTGGGCAGCCAGTGCAGGCTGGATCGTCTATGTCAGGACCAATGCCGAGCGTGACACAACCACCACCAACTGGACAGACTGGTGTACCGCAATCGGGAGGACCACCAGCAAGTGGTCAGACGTCACAAGATTGGGCAACGCAAGGAGGGTTCAAGCCAGCTCCTAATGCAACAGTTGAATCTGACGGTCAGTTGTTTTATGTAAAAACAACTACTGGACCTATGGTTACGTTTAGGAGTGAAGAAGAGGCAAACAGATTTATTACCAGAGGGCAAGCACCTCCGACGCAATCACCATCGACTGGAGGTCCGGAAGGCATGCCTGGAACTTATCCAGCGCCATGGCTACGAGGGCAACCGCAAATGGAAGTGCCTCCACTTGGTACGAACAAGCTTACGCCGGAGGAGATGGCGAAAATGGAGTCTCCGCCAAGTAGTCCGAATGATCTTACTCCAGAAGACCAGCAAAGGTTGGATCAACTGCGCAGTGGTAGTATGCCGCTTACAGCGAATTCTTCGTCGAGGAACCCAGTGACACGAAATGGCAGGAAAGTTCCAGCGGACGCCAGTGGTTCTAGTAAGGCGGTTCCGAGGCAGCAGGTTAAAGTAGGTGGTAAACCATTGGCAGTCACACCTGGCACATTAACTCCACAAGAGACAGCAGCCAGACAGCAAATCATGGAATTGCCACAAGAGCAACGCATTGCGGCGCTTATGCCATACGACCCTGAGTTAAAAGGCAAAACACTCGAGCAGCTACTGGAAGATCCCGAAACCAAAGCCGGTTACGAGGAGATGTCAAAGCAGGGGCTAACGACAGGAAATTACCGCGAAGACATGCTAGGGCATTTAGACGAAATGCTGCAGCACAATGTTTTGAGAGGTGCTGGGCAGTCACCTCCAGAGGCCTATGTAGGCATGCGAGCAGACGAAATTTCCGATCCGAAAGCTAAAGCTGAAGTCGCTAAGTTGCCACGTCCGAAATCTAAGAATGACCGCTCAGCAATACGCAGTGGACAGTTGTACGTTGATCCTGAGGGCGTTATTCGCGCTCGCTCTTAAAGAGTTATTACTATGGGAAAAAAGTGGTGGGAAGAAGATGCCGTTGTTGGTCAACAGGATGTCATGTCTGCCATCGGCACTAAGTCAGCGACTGAGGATGAAGGGAATTGGTGGGAGGAGGATGTTGCCTTCCGAGCCGACACTGGTGCGCAAGCTGTACTGTCTAGTATTGAAGCCGACAAGAAGCGGCAGGATGAGCAAGCAAGACTCCACGAAGCCCACCAATCCATAGAGCGATGGGGTGAAGTTCCGACCGTCGCAAGCCAGATAGTAATGGACACAGCGGCTATCGGCGAACGAGTGCTCGGCATGGGCGAACGCGCCGATCAGGTTATTCGCGATTCAGCTACGCTCGACCAAGCCATGCGAGAGCGCGATGCTGCGCAATGGCGTACCGAAGAAGACCCAGAAGGCATGTCCACTCTTGAGCAGGTTGGGCAGTACATCCCGTGGATAAAGCAGGGAATTCGCGGTGCCGCCAGAAGTTTGGGTTCAGCGGTTCTGGGCGCAAAAGGCGGTGGTGCCCTTCTAAATACAGGAAAGATAGCGACAGGAGCGGTTCGCGGAGCTGCAGCAGGCGCAGCAGTTCGAGGGGCTGCAGGTGTAGCTAGGGGCGTGTCGCAAGGAGCAGGGGGCGCGGCACGAGCAGCATTAGCTTCGCCTGGAAGTTCGACTTATGGAGCAATTGGGCTAGCCTCAACTCAAGAGGCTAACAGGGCAATCACCGAAGGTGCTGATGCAGGACTAAAAGGAGCAGCATTAGCGGGGTACGTCGCTAGCCAAGGAATTATTGAAGCATTACCAGCGACTGTAATGCAGAGACTTGGCTTAGGTGGTGTGGAAGCCATGATAGCTGGTCCGTCGATTCGCGGAGGAATCAAGGCGGGATTCATAGAAGCCATTAAAGCTACTGGTCAAGAAATACCTGAAGAACTTGCGACAGAAGTTCTCCATGCAGTAGCGAACGAATACTCTGGCGTAGATACACAGGCATTGTCTGGCGACAGTCTGTCGAGCTTGGTAGCTGACACTGTGCTTCAGACGGTAATAATGGGTGCCGGTGCAGGCGCGTTGAAAACAGCCACAGGGGAAGCGCAGGCAAGACTAGCGCGTTTGCAGGAGATTCGCGCCAAAGGCTTTGTTTCAGCCGAGGAAGCGAAAGAACTGGGGATTGTAGGCAAGAACCGCAATGAGCGGCGAGCCAACGCAGACGCCGAAATAGAGCAATTGAGTGCCATTCCGCCAGAACTGCCGCCCGAAGTGACACAAGCGACACCTCCAGGAACACCGCCACCGCTGCCAGGAGTCCCTGGGGCAGCAGCCGTACCGCCACAGTTACCACCACCTCTACCTCAAGGAGCAGCAGATGCCAGCCAAGTACAGTCGAATGAAGAAATCCCAGTGCAAGGACAAGCACGAATCGAAGGAGAGCAAGAAGCACGAATCCAAGGAGTCGAGCAGCAAGCAG